GTGCCGGTCGTCAGCGCGTCGGACAGCACCATCCGGTGATAGTGCGTCGCCGACGACGTGGTGGGCGCCTGGACGTACCGCACGCGCGCCTTGAAGTTGCCGGTTACCGCGTCGTCGTCGCCGATGTCGCCGGTCGTGAACGACGAGTCGGCTACCGTCCCGGCATAGCATTGCAGCGCGTGGTCGCTGTCCACGACGACTGCGGCGTTGACGACACTATTCGCAGTCTCCCCCGCCGTAGCGAGTCCGCAACTTTCATAGTGACTGTTAGTTGCCCATTCGATGGTTTGCGCGAACTTCCCCCATCTATTCGTATCGGGGTGGTACGCGATGCCAGCATTGAGCGTCGCGGTGATGTCGTTCATGTAGTACCACCGCACGACGCGCCGCGCAGGATCCCAATGGCATTGCACATTGCTCAGATTGAGCGCGTTGTAGACGTCGGATTGAAACCATCGCCACGGTGCGAACGCGATCTTCTCCGGTGCGCCGCCCGCGAACCGATAGAACCCGTCATAGCTCAACCAGTACAGCACGCCCTCGGCTTCGCACACCGAGTCATGCCCGGCGAGTCCGACGCCCGTCGACACCACGTCCCACCGCCAGACGTAGGGCGCGCCGATGTACGTCCCGCGCAGCATCGAGCCTTGCTTAAAAGCAATGATGTTGTTCCGGTACGGCACCATCCGCAGGATCCCGCCCGGTGTCTGCAATAGGCGCCCCTGCACGCACTGCGTCGCAACGTCCGGCGTCCAGTCGGTATGGTCGTCCAGCGCGCAACACCACCACCCGTCGCCATAGGGCCACGATCCGCCGAAGAAGTTTCCGAGCATGACGAAGCCGGACTGCACGCACATCGTGCCGCCTGCCGGTGCGCCCGACACGTTTGTAAAGTCCGTCCCGCCGTGCGGGTCCGATGTTTCCTGCAACTGGTTTTGCAGGCTGACGCAAAGCGCCACATCACCAAACGCGGCGAACCGCCATCCCTCGTATGGGAAACTGATCGTCGTGTATGGCGTCGCGCGGGACAGGTCGATGAACGTCCCGCCCCACGCAACGTAGACAGCGGAATCGGTGCCCACGAACGTCACCGGGGTCGATAGCGCAAACTGGACGTAACCGGCCCCGTAGCACCGCGACGGCAGCGTGCCGGCCGCATAGCCGGCGTCGGTCAGTTCGTAGTCAGGCGCATACCCGCGCGTGGTCGGGAGCATGTTCTCCACGTCGACCATCACGCCGGGGATCGTCGGGTCAGCGTCCGGCGTCCACGACAGCAGAGGCACATTAGGCGTCACGAGGCACCCTCACCCACACTTCAACGTCGCGCGGGATTCGCGTCCAGCCGCCGTCGCTGCCCACCACCATCATCGTCGCCGCGTAGTCGTCGGAGCCCGCAGCGTTCGTCGCCCGCAGCGTGAACGAGCGCAGTTGTGCCGTCGTCGGCGTGCCCGTGATCGCGCCGCTGCTCGCATTCAGCGCCAGCCCGTCCGGCAGCGCGCCGCTGATCACGCTCCACGTGATGGGCGCCGTCCCAGTCGCGCTCACCGTGCCCGAGTAGGCCGTGCCGACCTCGCCGGTCGCAAGCGACGGCGTGGCGATCACCGGCACCGTGCCGGCCTCGTTCACCATCAACGTCAGTTCCTGGTCGTCGGTGCCGGCGCTGTTCGTCGCGCGCACCGTGAACGACGATGCGCCGTAGCCGGTCGGCGTGCCCGAGATGCCGCCCGTGCTGGCGTTGAGCGTCAGCCCGGCGGGCAGCGAGCCCGAGACGGTCGACCAGGTGATCGGCGCGGTGCCGGTCGCCGCGAGCGTGTAGGACGCCGCGACGTTCTGCGACGCATTGGCGAGCGTCGTCGTCGTCACCGTCGGCGCGGTGCCCCCGAGCGGCGGCTCGGCGTCCGACAGTTCGACGGTGCCCGAGAGCGTCGGGACCGCCGCCGACCCGTACAGGGTCGCGGTGCCTGACAAATTCGCCATGTCAGCTGATCCGCCCGCTGTCCGTCAGGAATGTGATGTACTCGTTGATGTCGGTCGCGTTCGTGCCCATCGTGTGCCCGAAGTGCAGCGACGGCGTGGACGTGATCGACGGAATCGTCCCGCGCCCGATGAACGCATCGTCGTTCGAGTACACGCCGGGGTCCCACCCCTGCGTGAGCGAGCGCCAGAAGTCCAGCCCCGCGACCATCACCACCTCGGCGCTCGCGCGGTCGTCGGTGCCACCCGAATCGTCCAGCGTCAGTTGCGCCTTGATGCACACCGCGCGGTGCGTCGAGCCGCTCGCCGGGATCACGGTGCGCGCGGACGGGAAACCGTGGAAGGTGCCGCCCGCGTTGGGCAGTTTCACCTCCAGGTAGCCGTTGCTGGTGCGCTTGTCGGCCGGCGCGCTCGCATTCGTCTGGTAGTCGGTGTAGAGCGATCCGTCGATGTCGGCCGGGTCGGTCGTCGTGCTGACGTTCGTCCACGTCCCGCCGCGCTTCTCGTCGTGGTAGATCGCCAGCACCGCAATCCGATAGTTGTGCGTGCCGGTCGTGACGCCAGTCTCGGTCGCAAAGTGGAACCACGGCACCGCAGCCGGCGCCACCGTCCCGAACGTCGGATTGGCACCAACGCCGATGCGCGGGCCGGTGCCCCACGACCAATCGGCCGGAACCCCGTTCATGATGAACGTGTGGTTGGCGCTCATCTCGTTCTGCAAGTAGGCGGTGTTCACCGTCGAGCTCGAACCGCTCCCGCCACCGCCGCCAACGTCCGGCGTATCGGTGTTCGTCCCGGCCTTGAACACGACCACCGCGCCGACCGCGCCGCCCGACGAACCGCTGTCCCACGTGCCCGTCACCGACTGCGCGCCGGTCGCCGTCAGCGACTTGTACGCGCCGATCATCGCGACAGGCGACGTGGCGTTCTGCGTCACGCCCGTCTGCGTGTAGCCCGTCGGCGCGGTCATGTTCGCCGCCGTGTCGCCGTTGTACAGCCCGTAGACCGCGAACGACAGCGCGTTGGCCTGCGCCGTCGCAGCCGTCAGCACGTTGAGCGAGCCGGTGCTGCCGTTGTTCGTGCCGGTCGCCGACACGTCCACCGAGTCGGAGCCCATCAGCCCGTTGAACTCGATCGCCTGCGCCGCTGCGAAATACCCCGCCGCCGCCGGCATCGTGATCGTCAGCGTCGGCGTGGTCGCGGACGTCTTGGCGCTATGGCACACCGCGACGCCCGTCCAGATCTTCGACGCGGCGTCGACCGCGCCCACCACACGCTCGTAGGTGTTCCCGATGTTGTCCGTCACCACCGGGACGCTCGCCCCGGTCGCGGTCACCGGGATCATCTTGCGGTGCAGATACCATTGCAGCCGGTCGCGCTCGTCGGACGTGAACGCGGTGTCGCGCGCCACGATCCCGTAGAAACGCCCGGTGAAATTCGGGTACGAACCGTGGTAAGCGTTGCCGATCGTGAACCCGTTCGTGAGCGACGTTGTGTTCCCGCTCGCGGTGCTGCCGGCCGGCGCGCCGAACCCGACGACCGCCGCGATGTTGCCGCCGGTGTGCCGCCACGTGAACAACTGGTCGGTGCCCTGCACGTGCGTCAGCGTCACCGCGTCCTGCGTGCCGTCCTGGTTGAACGCACGCGCCGACGTGGACGAGAAGAACGAGACGCCCGCCTCGCCGTCGTCGGCCTGCCAGATGCTCGGCGCATACCAGTAGTCGGTATTGCCCGGATCGCTGCTCGAGTCCGGCCTGCACGCGACGATCACCTCGCCCGCGCCCGCCGCGATGAACGCCGACGCGGCGCCAGACGACACGAACTCGGTAGCGCCGTCGGCTTCCAGGTAGTAGCCCGAAGTCGTGCTTTGGCGCAGGTACCAGCCGGTCGCGTTCGTGAAGTACCCGCCCGCGCTGCCCTTGTTGTCGATCCTCTTGACGAGTTGGCCGGCTGCGGTGATCGCGCCAGTGCCGCCCGTCGCGGTCCACATCGTCGAGAAGTCCGACGGGTCCAGCCACAACGTCACCGTCGCATCGTCCGGGTCGGTCCACGAGCGGAACCCGTCGTAGTAGGCGATCGGGACGACGATCTTGTTGAGCGCCGTCGCCGCGCCCGGTAGCGCGACAGTCAGCGTCGAGACGTTGCTGCCCGTCTGCACGCTCGACTTCTGTACCTCGGTGATCGACAGCGAGTCCAGTTGCGGCGCGTTGAACGTGATGGTGCCGAGCGTCACGGTGCCCGCCGACGCGGTGTCGTCGTCCAGTTCCAGCACGTCAGTCGCGCCAGTCCGCGTCACGGTCGCGCCAAGGTAGACCGTCGAGTCGCCGTTCTTCTCGACGCGGAACTCCCACGACCCGGTGTCGATGTCGCCGGTCGCGATCGATACCTGCGTCGCGGTCGTGATGACGAACGCGGTCCCACTGATCGGCAGCAGGCCCGTCGTCGACGCCTCCCACATCAGCACCGACGATCGGTAGAGCTTGAGCCTCGGCGCGGTGCCGAGCGACGACTGCCACGACGACAGGAACGCCGCGCGCTTGCTGCCGTCGGCGGCTGCGTTGGCGGCAGTGATCGCGGCGTTCTGCGCAGCGACCGAGTACAGGACGGCCATCAGTAGCCCCGCGTGATGTCGAATGAGGAGTGTTGGGACGGCACGTCGGTCTGCATCACCGTCGCAATGCCGGTAGCGGCCCACTTGTGGCGCTTCAACTCGGCGAGCGCCGAGTCGTACATCTGCTTGACCAGAACCAGCCGCTGGTCGTCGTGCAACCATGCCCGCGCGTGAATCAGCGAGCCGTACAGGTACAGGTCCGGGTAGTCGGTGAGCAGCCAATTCGTGTCGGCCGCTGCAACCAGCGCCGGAATCTGCTCGTAGTACAGGATCGTCACGTCGAGCGGATCGGACACGCTCGGCGCGGGCAGCACCCGCAGTTGCCAGTCCTCGACGGTGAACACCGCAGGGCTCGGCTGCGCGCCGTCCTCGACCAGCGCGGCGAACTGCTGCCGGTCCAGGTAGCGCAGTCGGTTCCCGTCGTCGTCGGATACCGCAATGACTTCCAGCACGTCGCCGGGCAGCGCCGAATACTCGGCCGTAAGCGACGAAGAATCACGCGACTCCATGTAACGCACGCGCAAGTCGCGGTTGAAGCCACTGGTCGCGAACCGAATCCACGTCGGGATGATCGACGTTAGGTCGGAACGCTGTAGCCAGTCCGCGATGGCCGACTGCAACTCGCTGTACGTCATGGGTGTTCCATGTGAAACGCCCCCGACGCCTTGTGAGCGCCGGGGGCGAGTTGCGTCAGCCGTTAGGCGTCAGCGTGGATGCGCACCGCGAGTTGCGGACGCACCACCTTGCTGCCGAACAGCACGTCGAAGCGGCAGGGGAACTGGTCGTCGCTGATGGTGTACTGACGCACCATCCGCATCGAGATGCCGTCGTAGACCTGGCGCGAGGCCATGTCCACGCCGCGCGGCAGCACCAGGTCGGCGGTGGCGAACGTGCAGAAGTCCTTGTGGAACGCCATCGACGAGTTCAGCAGTTCCGACGCGCCCGCCCCGACCTTGACGACGGCCGAGTTGTCCGCGACGGTGTTGCTGACGTTCTGCTTCGCGCCGGTCGCCACGATGGTCGGGCTGATCGCCAGCGAGGTCGCCGAAGATCCCGAGTTCGCCGTGACGACGAACTGCTTCAGCACGCCCGTCGAGACCTTCGTCTCCGGGTGCACCGAGTACACGCCCGCGAAGGTGATCACGTCACCGACGAGGAACGTGGTCGTGCCGGTGTCGACCGTGATGGTCGCGCCCGACTGCGTGGCACCGTTCGACAGGTAGCCGGTCGTCTTCGCGGCGGTGCCGGTGGTGTGTTCGGTGACGTGCGACGACTCGTAGAAGTCGAAGCCGCCGGTCCGTCCCATCATCCCCTCGCGGTACTGCTGCTTGATCGCCTGCGAGTCCTGGAACAGCCCTTTCAGGTCGTTCACCAGCTTCGCGGTGTGCGTGGTCGACAGCAGCACGCACCGGTTGTCATACGGCGCGAGGTAGTCGTTCAGCACCTTGCGGGCCGACATGACATCGTAGAAGTCGATAGCCGCAGCGTCGCTGTCCACCACGTTCGGGACCGCCTTGTAGGCGTCCGTCCACACGGTCGACTCGACGTTCGCCGCCAGCGCCGCCATCGCGGGCTCCAGGTACCGCGCCGAGAACGCATCGATGCTCATCGTCAGTTCTTTGGAACTGAACGTGAAGTCGACGCCCTTCTGCGTGTCCACGACGAGCGAGGTGTTCGTCTCGGTCACGTCCTGCGCCGAGAGCGACGCGCCCGTGCGGACGGTGAACTCGTTCGGCAGCCGGATGCGCAGGGTCGAGCCGATCTTCGCGCCGTCCTCGGCGAACGAGGAGTCATAGGCCCGGTTGATGTTGCCGACGAAGGTCAGCTTCTGATGGAGGATCCGAAGGGCTTCCTTCGTGATCATGTCGGGGGTGAGCAGGGTATTGGCCACGATAGCTCCTAGAAATGCGAAAGCCGCCCGCAGGCGGCTCGTTCGGTTGCGATGTACTGCGTCAGGTGCGGCGCTTCGCCACTTGCTTGTTCCGCCACTCCATCCACTCGTCAGTGCTCAACTTGTCGGGGTTGACAGCCGCCTTCGCGGTGCCCCCGGTGATGGTCTTGACGGGCGTGGGCGGCGGCGGCGCGGGCTTTGCGGTCGCCTTGGCGGTCATCTCGCGCAGTACTTTCTGAGCGTGCAGCGCACGAACGACCCATGGCTCGCGGATGCCGTTGATGGCATCGTCGCTAGCGCCGAGATCCTTCGCGATACCGCGTAACTCCTTGGCGAGCGCGGGGGACCACCCCTTGATCTCGCGGCCGAGCACTTCCTGCGCTTGTTGCATGGACCGGGCCGTGGCCTCGCTCTCACGCAGTGCGCGTTGAGCCTCGTTCTGCTGGATCTGCCCGATGAGCTGCTGCTTGGCGTCCTTCAACTGCTGATAGCTGAAGAACGCCTGCTGCGCGGCTACCGGGTCGGACTGACTGAGCGCCTGCCAGTCCGTGCCTGCGTACTGCTGCAGGCGTTCATCGATCGCGTATACACGCGCGACCGATTGGATGTTCGCCCTCTCGGCCTCGATGCGAGCCTTCTCCTGCGCAATCTCCGCCTGGGATTGTTCGCGCGTCTGCGCGAGTTCCTGCGTCTTGCGCGTGTAGTCCGACTGCCGAAGGATCGCGTCCTTCAGTTCCTTCGGCAGCGCGTACTTCTTGCCCTCGTACTCGACTTCCTCGAACTCGGGCTCTGCGCCATCCTGGCCGCTGCCTTCGTCGTCGGACTGATCGCCCTCGGGCTGCTCGCTCGGTTCCGGCGCCTGCTCGGGCGCGGCGTCGTGCGCGAGTTCCGCCGTGTCCAGCAGATTGTTCGCTTCGGTTTCCATGTATCGCTCGGTTGTCACTCACCAAAAGAAAAAGCCGCCCGAAGGCGGCTCTTGTTAGCCGGGTGCGCGGGCGGCTATGTCATGCGTACATCAGTTCGTACAGGCCGCGCACCTGCCACGAGAACTTGCGCGGCGGCGTGATGCGGAACTTCGGCAGGTAGTTGGTGTCGCGCGTCCAGTTCGCGATGTCGCGCACGGCGCACGCGAGCATCTGGTCACGCCGAGCAACAGCCTGCGCCGTCGACTCGCTGCGCGCGGTCTTCGCGGTGATCGCGAACTGGCACAGGCCCGCCACGTCGAGCGCGTGCCCCATGTTGCCCTCGTCAGGGCCGGCGTCGCCGATGGTCGTGCCGCCCGCGAGGTAGGCCGGGAACGTCAGTCCCGTGAACTCCGGGTGCGCGTCCGATCCGGGGTAGAACCCGCGCGTGCCGGCAGTGTTCAACCAATCGAAGTAGCGGCTTGCTTGCGCGTAGACCTGCGCGCGAGCGGCCGGCACCTTTGAGACGTAGATCCGCGCAGCTTGGAAGTACAGCGCCGCCATCCACGGGGACGACACCAGGTCGGTCGGCTGCGTGCCGCCTGGTCCGCCGCCCTCGTGCTGCGTGTAGCTCACCAGCGGCGCAGGACGGCCCGCGCACACCGCGTCCCACTGATCGACCATCGACTGCGCGAGCGTGAGCGCGGCAGCCTCGCCGCTGATGTCGTGCCACTTGCACGCCGCGTTGGTGACGACCCACAGCTCGCGCTCGGTCCACAGGCTCGAGCCGGCAGACTGCGCGTTGTCGCGGGCGAATCGGTACAGCGCCTCGTTGACGCTGCGGTTCGTCGACCACGGGTGCGGGTAGCAGTATTTCGAGTCCTGCTCGCCGCCCTTGTTCAGAAAGTAGCCGGCCGGCGCGATGCGCGACTCGTAGTACGCCAGATCCGACGCCGCCTGCGTCATGTACTGCGCCTCGCCGGTCATCTCGGCGAACATGCGCCAGACGTCGGCGCGGTCGAACAGCCACGGCTCGTAGGTCGTCGCCGCGTAGTCCCAGTACCCGCGATCGGGCGTGAACTGCGCCATGTCCACGGCGTGCCCGCCGAAATTCCAATTGCGCCTCGCGGTCTCCGCGAAGTTGCGCATCGAAGCCAGCAGCGCGCCGACAGTCGGCGACGGCGCGGGCGGCGGGATGGGCGTCGGCGACGGTGCGGGTGCCGGTGCCGGTGCGGGGGCCGGTGCGGGAGCAGGCGCAGGAGCCGG